GCCCCTCTAGTAGGGGCTGGGTACACTCTGGACGCCTCGACGGCGGGTGCGACCGCCCTGGCCCTGGCTCCGGTGGTCCTCGTCGGCTACGAGGCAGTACTCGAGGTTACTTTCCGACCGCGCTCGGTACAGGTGGAAACCCGCCTGCTGGGCCGGGTCGTCCGACTCAAGAAGAGCGTTAGGGTGGTGAGGTTCCGTGTCCTTTGAAATTCCTTTCGAGTCCACCGAGACACTGGCCGCTGAGGTCACGGTAGACGGGGTGAACCCCTCTGGGGGTGTCTCCCTTGCCGTGGTCCCGGCAGGGGCCAGGCCCGCTCCGGGTGACTACGTCGCCGCCACTGCTCAGGACGGCGACTGGGTCGTTGAGCTTTCCGGCCTGTCGAAGGGCTGGTACGACGTCTGGACCAAGGTGGACCTCGCGGTGACGCGCCACAGGAACGTGCTGGAGGTGGTTTGAGGTGGCTGTCGATCCCAAGTCTTTCGCCTCCGAGTCCCTGACCGACTACGTCGAGAAGGCCCTGGAGGCAATGAAGGACGACCTGCAAGAGAAGGACTGGGGCATTATTGGCTCCCTCCGGAAGCTTGCCGCGTACTACGACGAGACGGGCCTCCGAATGCGGGCGCTCGAAATCGAGGAAAACGTCGACCCGAAAGACCGGATTAGGGCGATGGAGCTTCACAACAAGGCGGTTTACACCATTCCCCAGATTATTTCTGGGCTTGACAAGCTGGGCGGCTCCATTCAGGCTCGTAAGAACCTCGGAATGACGGACGGGGGAAAGCCCAAGTCCGGCCTGCAAGCACTAAGGGGCGGTCGTGCGAGCTAAACCTAAGGTCCTTGAAGAGGAAGTAAAGCTCTTCGGTCACGAGGTCCCGGCGGTCTTCACGCCACCACTGCGGAAGCTGACTCCGAAGACCTCACACGGGTTTGAGGCGATTGACTTCGCAGAGAACGTCCTCGGGGTGGAGCTTTACCCGTGGCAAAAGTGGGTCCTGATCCACGCGCTGGAACTGAAGCCTAACGGCAAGTTCCGGTTCCGGACAATCATCCTGCTCGTGGCCCGGCAGAACGGCAAGAGCCGCCTGCTCCAAATCCTCTCGCTGTGGCGAATGTACGTCGACGGCGCTCCTCTGGTAATCGGCACCGCGCAGAACCTCGACATTGCCGAGGAACTCTGGTCGGCGGCTGTCGAACTCGCCCAGGAGTGCGACGAACTGGCCGCAGAAATCAAGCACGTGGACCGGACGAACGGCAAGAAAACCTTGCGGCTCGCCCCGGACCCCGAAAACCACCTGCCGATCCGCCGCTACAAGGTGGCGGCGGCGAACCGCAAGGGCGGTCGTGGTCTGTCCGGTGACCTCGTCCTAATGGACGAACTCCGGGAGCACACCAACTGGGAGTCCTGGTCGGCTGTCACGAAGACCACAATGGCCCGTGCGAAGCCCCAAGTTTGGGCCGCTTCGAACGCCGGGGACGCCTCCTCGGTGGTCCTGCGCCACCTGCGCAAGGCTTCGGTCCGCCAAATCATTGACAAGGACACGGCCAAGGCGTCAGTCGCACTCTTTGAGTACGCGGCTGTGAAGTGGGACCCGCGAGGCGGGGACGACCAGACCGGCGACTACGTCAACCTGAAGACCTCGGACCAAGAGGGCTGGGCAATGGCCAACCCGTCTCTGAACTGGGGCGACCTGACGACCGAGGCCCTGCAGGCCGCGTTCGACACGGACCCTGACCCGGTGTTCCGTACCGAGTGCCTCTGCCAGTGGATTTCGACCTCCTCGATGGGACCCTGGGACACGGGCGTCTGGGAGTCGCTGAAGGACAAGAAGTCCGCCCGCGCTCCCAAGACAGGTTACTACTTCGGGGTTGACGTCTCGTGGGACCGCAACTGGGCGGCTGTCGCAATGGCAGGCTTCCGGGAGGACGGACTGGTCCACGCCGAAGTAATTGCCTACCGCACCGGCACCGACTGGGTAGTACCTTGGCTGGCCGAACGTAAGGACCGCGAAGGACTCCTCGGGATTGCCCTGCAGGAGAACGGCTCGCCTGTTGGCTCGCTTCTGACGGACTTCACGAAGGCCGGGATCGAGATCCTGGGTTGGGGTGGCGGTGAGCTTGGCAAGGGTACGGGTGCTTTCTACGACCTCGTACGCCAGTTGAAGCTCCGGCACCGGGACCAAGAGGCCCTAAACCTCGCGGCCTCCACGGCGGCTACCAAGCCTGTCGCGGACTACTGGCTCTGGGACCGCAAGCGCTCGCCGTTTGACGTTTCACCACTGATTGCACTCAACGCGGCAGTCTGGGCGCTCCTCCGACCGGAGGAAGAAACCAGCACCAGCGCTTACGACGACGACGAGCTAATGTTCGTGTAGAAAGGGGAAACCGTGGGCATTCTTGACACCCTTAGGGGCGTGTTCGGGGGGACCTCCGCCGGAACAATCACCCTGCAAGGGCACGTTGCGACCTACTCGGACTTTGTGCACCTGATCAAGGACCAGGACCCGGCGACGCTCTTTCGGCAACAGCCGAACCTGCGCACCGTAATTACGTTCCTGGCCCGGAACACGGCACAGCTTGGGGTTCACACCTTTGAGCGGGTAGGCGAGACGGACCGGAAACGCAACACCACGGACCCTGTCGCGCAGACCCTGGCCAAGCCGAACAAGACAATGACCCAGTACGACCTCCTTTACCGCCTTACGGCAGACCTCGCCCTCTGGGACGAGGCGCTCTGGCTGGTTACCGAGGACCTGGAGTCGGAGTCCGGTTGGACCATCCAGCCGATCCCGATGAAGTGGGTGCAGGGTTTCGGAGGCGGCGACCTTTGGGGTCCCGACTACGTGACCATTTACCCGCCGGGGTCGTCCAAGTCGGTCCGCGTCCCAATGTCGGACGTAATCCACTTCCACGGCTGGAACCCGGACAACCTCCACGGCGGGGTGTCCCCGGTGGAGTCGCTGAAGGCGACCCTGCAGGAGCAGATCCACGCGTTCGCCTACCGTGAGCAGAACTGGACCAAAGCTGGTCGTGCTGGCCTCGTGGTGAGCCGTCCCAAGGACGCTCCCTCGTGGACCCCGGACCAGAAGCGCAAGTTCAAAGAGGTCCTGGACTCGAAACTCTCCGGCGACAGCGGCGCTGACGCTGGCGGCTCGATTATTTTCGAGGACGGGATGGAGGGTAAGCGCCTGGGCTTCAACGCCAAGGAGGAGCAGTTCATTGAGGCGGCTCAACTGAGCTTCACCACGGTCTGTCAGGTCTACCACGTGAACCCGACAATGGTCGGCCAGCTTGAAGGGTCGAACTTCAACAACGTCAAAGAGTTCCGGCGGATGCTCTACGGGGAAACCCTGGGGCCGACTGTCGTCCAGCTTGAAGACCGTTTGAACGCCTTCTTGGTGCCGAAAATCTCGCCCACGAAGAGCAAGCTCTACGTCGAGTTCAACGTGAAAGAGAAACTGCGCGGCTCCTTCGAAGAAGAAGCTCAGTTCCTCCAGTCGGCTACCGGCGGACCCTACATGACCCGCAACGAAGCCCGCGCTCGCCAGAACCTACCGGCAATCGAGGGCGGCGACGAGCTAATCGTCCCGCTCAACGTGACGCAGGGTGGACAGGCCAGCCCACAGGACGCAACGCCGGACAGCATTACCGGCGAAAACTCCTCGGGGGCCTCCTCCCACCCTGGGGTGGCGGGGAAGCTCGCGCCACTCAAGGACCTTGGCGAGTACAAGGCCCGCGCTTCGGACACAGTCCAGGCCAACGTCGAGAAGGTCCTCAAAGCCTTCTACAAGCGGCAGGGCGCGTCGGTTCTCTCCAAGCTCGGCGCGAAAGCCGACGAGGAGTGGTGGGACGAGGCCCGGTGGAACAGCGAACTGGCGGCTGACCTGTTCAAGCTCGGCGTGGCGATTGCCGCCCGGGTGGGGAGCAAGACAGCCCAGGAACTCGGGTTCGAACCCGGGGTCTACGACCCGGACCGTACGGTCAAGTTCCTGCAGGCAGTCTCCGAGTCACGCGCTGGAGCAATCAACGGGGCCACCAAGGCGGCTCTCGACGAGGCTCTCTTGAACGCGGACGACGAGGAGGCCCCGACGCCCGCTGACGTCTTCAAGAACGCGGAGGAAACCCGGTCCCTGGCCGGAGCGGCGGCACTGGTCACAGTGTTCTCCGCCTTCGCGACGACTGAAGCCGCAAAGCAGGTTTCCACCTCCGACCGACAGGCAACCAAGACCTGGGTCGTAACGTCCAACAACCCGCGCAAAGAACACGCCGCGCTGAACGGTGAGACAGTTCCTGTCGACGAGAAGTTCAGTAACGGCGCGGACTGGCCGGGTGATCCTGTCCTAGGGGCAGACGGTGTCGCCGGGTGCTTGTGCTCGGTCACTGTCTCGCTTCCCGACTAACTACCCGAGGGGGTAACTCGTGAAACTGAAGAACACCCAAATCCGGGTAAAGGCTGGTCCCGAGGACGGACTGAAGGAGGGCCAGTTCGAAGCTTACGCTTCGGTGTTTGGCAACAAAGACTCCTACGGTGACGTTGTGATCCCGGGCGCTTTTGCCGACACGCTCTCCGGCTGGAAGGACTCAGGCAACCTGATTCCCCTCCTGTTCGGGCACAATATGTCCGACCCCGACTACAACATCGGGCAGGTGGACGACGCCAAAGAGGACGACCGTGGACTCTTGACGCTCAACCAGTTGGACCTCGAAAACCCGAAGGCCGTGCAGACGTACCGCCTCATTAAGGGTCGTCGAATCAACCAGATGTCCTTCGCCTACGAGGTCCTGGAGGGTGGCTACGCCACCCGACAGAAAGACCCCAAGGGCGAAGACGGACCGGACAACCAAGAGGAGTACTTTGAGCTTCGGAAGCTCAAGCTCTACGAGGTTTCGGTCGTCCCCATTGGGGCCAACCAGGAAACGGAAATCACGGCAGTCAAAGCCGCCGAACTCGCAGAACGCGCTTTTGCGGACGGTCGTATTGACAGCAAGACTTTCGAGTCCGTACTTAAGTCCTACGTTCGGTGGGGCGAGGCGCTGACGGACTACGTCAAGCGCACAAACGCAGTGCTTCTTGGTGGGGCCAGCGGAACTGAGCCAGTGAAGTCGGAAGAGCCTGCTCCCGCAGAGGCCAACGACGAAGAACCCGCTCACGACCCGTCCGCCGCTCTAAAAGCGCTCGCGGCACAACTCAAACTCGAAAACCTGAAAGGAGAGGTTTAAGTGAACCTCAAAGAACAGCGTGCCGCAGCACTCAAGGCGGCAGAAGAACTCCTCGGCAAGGGTGACGTCGAAGGCGCGGAAGCGAAAATGGCCGAGGTCGAAGACCTGAACGCCAAGATCGCCCGTGCGGCCAAGGGTAGCGACCTGCTGAAGCAGATCGCCGACCTGACCGACGCCGACCAGAAGAACGCCGACCGCCGGGAAGACGGACTCCAGGAAGGAGCGGCCACCCTCGGTGACCACTTCGCCAAGTCCGTTCTCGACACCGTCCGGGCCAAGGCCTCGGCAGGCGAGAAGTACAGCATCGCCGCTCCCGAGTGGAACGGCCCGGCGAAGGCCGCGTCCGACACCCAGGTCACTGGCACGGTGTACAACACCCCGGTGCTCACCGAGTTCGACCGCACCCTGATCCGGGCGGTCCGTCCCGAACTGGTCCTGACCGACCTGCTCGGCTCCGGCACCATTTCCGGCACGGCCATCTCGTACTTCATCGAGACTGGCCCGATGCAGGGCGCGTTCACCACGGTGGCGGAAGGTGCGGCCAAGCCGCAGGTACACTTCCCGGACCCGACCACGGCGCTTGACAGCCTGAAGAAGATCGCAGGCTTCATCAAGTTCACCGACGAAATGCTGGAGGACCTCGGCTTCGTCGTTTCCGAAATCAACACCCGCCTGCTCTACGAACTGGCAAAGTTCGAGGAACAGCAGTTGATCTACGGCGACGGCACTGGCACCAACGTCCTCGGCCTGCTGAACCGCTCCGGCATCCAGGTCGCGACTCGCGGTTCCGACACCGTCGCGGACGCCATCTTCAAGCAGATCACGGCAGTCTCCACTGGCTCCGGCCTGACGGCAGACGGCCTCGTGATGCACCCGCTCGACTACCAGTCCCTGCG